GGAAAAGCTCAACTTGTCGGAGTATCTGACGGTCACCGGTGACGAGGGAGCCGGAGGCGTCGGCCTGCCGATGGACTATTTGGAGACCATCCGGGAAGCCGTCGGCAGCGTCCCCGGCGCGGACTATGTGCTGGCCCAGTGCTATCTCGGCTTCCGTCCCTCGGAGTTCCTGGCACTGGATGTGTCCGATTATGACCGCACCCGCCGATGTTTTGTTGGCGGCGCCAAAACATCAGCAGGCCGGGGCCGCACCGTTACCGTCTCACCCAAGATCCAGAGCATCATCGATCAGCGGATAGGGGAGAGGGCCACCGGGCAGGTGTTCTGTGCCGCCGACGGCAAGACGCTGGATCTCAAGGCCTACCGACAGATGTTTTATGATCTGCTGGATGCGCTGAAACTGCCAAATCCCACCTTTGACGTCAACGGCCACCAGAAACACACCTATACGCCTCACAGCTGCCGCCACACCTTTGCCACATTGATGAAGCGCGTCGCCGGATCCGACAAGGACAAGTTGTCCCTGATCGGCCACGCCAGCGAGGAGCAGCTCCGCTATTATCAGGATGTCGATCTGGACGATCTGCGCCAAATTACCGACAAAATTTGAATGAGACCTATTACAACTCTATTACAACTCAAAACCGTAAGTCCGTTGAAAATACACACTTTTTAACTGACTGGGGGTCAAGGGGTCGTGAGTTCAAGTCTCGCCACTCGGACCAAGAAAGCCTGTAACCGCAACGGTTACAGGCTTTTCTTATTTTTCGCAAAGTGGAAGAAAAACGAGAAAAAATGAGGTCTATTACAACTCTATTACAACTCGTTTTTACTCCTTCGCCTTGACGATGCCGTGGTAGTAGGCCGCCAGCTTCGCCTTGGGGCCGGGTCCGTCCTTGTCAAACAGGAACGCCTGGGCCAGCTCCGCGAAGAACTCCGCCGTGCTGACACCGTAGTGGATGGCCACGCTGCCGTAGTCGGAGTACATCATGTTCATGGTGACCCACCAGCACCACGGGGTGATATGGTCCCAAGACAGGCCCATGCTCTCCGCCAGGGCCGTGGTCTGATCCATGGGCCAGTGCGGGCCGGTGGTACCGTCCTCGTTTTCCATGCGGGCCGCCCACGCCTCCGCGTCGGCTCGGTCAAAGTCGCCATGGCTGCCGCCGATAGACTTGGCAGCCGCGTCCACCATGGTCCAGCACTCCAGCATTCCACGGACGCCGCTGGCAGAGCGGTCACCGGGCGGCATCCGCATATACTCCAGGATCCCCTGCTCCAGTTTGTCCTTGTACTGGAGCAGGGCTTCTTTTGTCATCGCACCCATGGGCTACCCCCTTAGATCCGCTGGACCCGCAGGGCCACGTTGTTGACAGTGGCGGCGGCTCCGGTCAGCACCAAAGACAGAGCGGAGCCGGAAGCGCAGCAGGGCTGGCGCACGAGCGCTGGGAAGCTCAGCACGGTGGGAGCACCGGCAGCAGCGGCAGCGGAGGCGGTGGCTCCGGGGATGGGCACGCCGTCCTTAACCAGCGTCACGGTGACAGTTCCGGCAGCCGTGGGGGCCACGGTAACGGACACGTCCACGTCATAGTAGCCGGCATTGGTGATGTTGACCGCGTTGCCGTTGAGGTTGGCGTCGCAGCCGTACCGGCGGATGATGCTGCCCAGCGGAAGAATCCCGTCAACGGGGATCGCCGTAGGGGTCTGCATGGCGGTATAAAGTGCAGATTTACAACTCATAGTATTTCTCCTTTCAGAATAAATGGGCGGGGCACCGGCCCCGCCCGTCACCCGGCCAGAAGGGCCTGAACTGTTTCCGCTGTGGAAAAAGTTGCTCAGATGTTGCCGCCGCAGCCGTTGTTGCAGCCGCAGAAGGGAGAGGGGCCGGCGTTGTAGGTGTAGCCGGTGGGATACCGCACTACGCCGCACAGCTGCTCACGCATGTAGAGCTGGTTGTTGGCCTGCTCCAGCTGTGCGATCCGGGTCTCCAGCTGGCTCTTTTCCAGAGCCGCGAACTTGGCGTCAATGTTGGCGTTGATGCCGTCCAGCGCCCGCTGGGTGGTGCAGCAGCACTCCGCCATCTGAGCCTGGATGCCGTTGGTGCTCTGCATGATGGCCATGTTGGTGCCGTTCTGGGCCAAGGCCATCTCCTTGCCCAGACCGCCGATGCTGCCCTGCATCTCGTAGCCGAGATTGCAGATGCCGTTGCCAATGTTGGTCAGGCGGTCATCGATCCGGCCAAAGTGCTGGCCGAACAGGATATCCTGCTGGCTGGCCGCCGTGGCGTACTGGCCGAACTCACCCTGCCGGGCGCCGAAGCCGAAGCCGCCGCCACCGCTCATGAGAACGAACAGGAACAGGATGATGATCCACCAGGCGCCGCTGGTGCCTGCGCCGTCATTGTCACGGGTGACGGCCGCGAGATCGCTCAGAGAATAGTTATCCATATCTGATCTCCTTTCGAAATTTAAAACAAGCCGTTGCGCACCGGCCTATTTACTGAGAAATGCCAGGAATTCCTTGGCCTGCTGCTGAAGCTGCTGGAACTGATCCTGAGACATGGTGCCGTCCGCCAGCAGCTTTTCAACCTGTTGCTGCGCCCGCTGTGGCGTCATGTTGGCCGCGAACTTCCGGAACTCCGCCATCATGGCGATGGGATTATTCGGCCTTCTGCTTCCGCTTCCCCGGAGCATCTGCATCATCGGGTTTGCCATTCAGCATCTCCTCCAATCTTTTCACACGGTTTTCCAGTCCGGCCACGTCCACCGGGGCCGCTGCCTGATACGGCGTCACCGTGTAGGGTGTCACCGTGGCGTAGCCTGCCCCGTCCGTCTGCTTGAGCCACACGATGGGGTCATTCTCGTCCATCAGCAGGATGGAGCTGTTGGGGGCCATCCGGAAGGCGTCAGCGCCGTTCCGGCCGTTGACCCGTGTAACTTGCCCCCCAAACGCCTGGAGCGCTCCTGCGGCGCCCTGCGGGGCCGCAGAGGGGTATCCGTAGGGGCTTCCGTACCCCTGATAGGGATTCGCAAAATAATTCATAGCGCACCTCCTTTTTTCCTACCCTCATGATACAAAAAATCCGGACAGCCAAACTGCCCGGAAACTGCCTGTATTCTGCCCTCAAACTGCCCTAAAAATATTTTGAGAAATTGGGTTTAACCTATTGACAATAGGTTAAACCTATGGTATATTATAGGTACAGTAAAGGAAAGGGGTACGCGAAAATGTGGAAGGAAGGCAGCATCAAGGTCAACGGCGAGAGTTTTCACTACTGGATGAAGCAATACGATGAAGGTTCTAAATGGGGAATTAATGGAGGTCGCATTTCCAAACTGATGCTCAAGCGAAACGGCGAAATTGTTTGCAACTATGACAGAGGTTGGGACATAGAACCCGCCGACGAGAACACCCGTATTGCCACGGAGCATCTGATCCGCAGCGACAAAGGAGAATAAAAATGAAAACGATCTATATCAAAGAAATCGGATTCGACGAGTTCTATAAGGTTAGCTATTCCATCCGGAAATCAAACAAGGGCTACCGCATCGCCCACCCGGAGGAAGTCACCGAAATTTCACGGAGTGACTACTACAAAGCCCCCGCCTCCGCGCGGACGTCTTACCGGTGTTTCCAGCGTGACCGCGATGTTTCTGAAATCGGGGCTGCCTGGTTTCTTGACCTGCTGGAAGCGCAGGAGGGCTAAGCAATGCCGGATAGCGAAGCGAAACGCCAGTGGATGGCGCAAAACACCACCTTCATCGGCTTGAAACTGAACAACAACACCGATGCTGATATCCTCGCCGCGCTGGAAGGCAAAGCCCGCCAGACGGAAATCAAGCGGCTCATCAGAAAGGGTCTGGAGGTGGAGCGGAATGACGCGTGAGCGAACAAAGCGGATGCCTGACGGGAAGATCTATCACTATATCATGTCAGATGCCGCCGTTGAGAAAGAGGACCAGGCAAAAAAGCGGTGGCGTGCTGAGAACTATACCAGACTAACAGCTGACATCCCTAAAGAAATGATGCAAAAGATCGCCGAGGCCGCCGCCAGCAGAAGAATTTCTAAGCGTCAATTCATTATCGAAGCGCTCGAAAATGAACTGGAAAAATAGAGAAAAGCCGTGTCCGAATCGGACACGGCTTTTCTCTATCCCTGCATATCATCCGCGACTTTTTTGCTTTTTTCTCTTGATTTTACGCCAATATTAGCGTATAATAAGGATGTAAACAAGAGAGGGGAACACCCCAGGAGGAAATAAAAATGAAGTACATCAGCAGCCAGCACTACATCGACGCCGAGATCGTGGAAGCAAAGAAAGCGGAGCTGGAGGGCGTGACCGAGGTCGTTATCCCTTGTACTTATGTCGGGCTCATCGATGGTGTTGAGTACGCCATGCAGAACGACAAGCACCACACGCTTGCTGCTGCGCGCGAGCTTGGCATACCGGTCGTGTTTGATGTCGAGGATGACCCCGAGGGTCTGACCGGCGAAGAGCTGCTTGAGGCCCGTTATAACGATGGCGACTACTACGATGTCGAGACCAGCGATCCCATGAGCGAAATTTTTGATCTGATCTGGTAAGGAGGCCCACGATGCGCAGAAAATACGCGGATTGTCAGCGGGCAGACGGAGACTGCACCTCCTGCTCTCTGGTCAACTACGGCCGGGACTGTCACAACCGCCCCATCACCAAGCTGGAGTGGTCCCGCCGGATGGCGGGCATGACGCAGGCAGAGCTGGCGGAAGCGTCCGGCGTCAACATCCGCCAGATCCAGCGGGTGGAGCTGGGCGAGGCGGAGGCCGGGAACCTCACCGCCAAGAATTTGATCTCCGTAGCTGACGCGCTGGGCGTGGACGTCCGGAGGCTGATATGATCCGTCAATGTGTGATTTGCGGGGCCAAGTTCTCGACCCCGCCGTCCAACAACAAGCGCACCTGCTCCCCGGCCTGCTCCGCCGCATGGCGCAGCCAACAGCACAAGGGACGGCACAACAAGTGGAGCGCCTCCGCCAAGCGGAACGCCGCTGCGGCAGCGGAAAGAACCGGCAATCTGGCCCACGGCACGGAGGCCGCGCTGGCATTGCCGGAGGGCCAGCGTGGACCGCATAACCGCAACGCCAAGATCTGGCACCTGCGCACGCCGGACGGTGAGCCGGTTGTTGTGACCAATTTGACGGACTGGGCCAGACAGCATACCTCCGACTTTGGCATGGAGCCGACGGAGGCCAGCGCCGCTGCCATTTCCTCTGGCTTCCGCCAGATCAAGCGCTCCATGGAGGGCAATTTTCGCAGGGCGAATGGAAAACCCTGCACAGTTTCCACGTATAAGGGGTGGACGCTGGTGGCGTGGGAAGAAAAATAAGAAAGCCGTGTCCGATTCGGACACGGCTTTTCTTATCCCTGCATATCATCCGCGATCTTGGCGTAGGCACGCCGCCGGATCTTGGCCAACCCGTCCACGCTGACGTGGAGCAGCGCCGCCGCTTGTAGGCAGCTCTGGCCGTTGACGTCCACCGCCAGCACCGCCGTCTCCTCGTCAGGCGGCAAGCCTACCAGCCGGACGGCCTGCGCCGCCCGGGCCGGGGCCATTGACGACAACAGCGCCCGGATCTCTCGGTTTGTTTTTTCCATGGGTTACCCAGACTTGCAGAGCGCGGATTAACCGCGTGGATGTTGTTGCCATCTTCTGGCCCTCCTTTCAGATGTTTAGCCTGTCCAGTCGGAGCGTTTTTCCCGGACGTCGATGTGGGTAAAGCCCTTCTTGGCGTAGACGCCCACGCCGCCCCAATCGGGCATCAGCGTCCGTGCGAAGGCTGCCACCGCTGCCGGAGTCTGGCCCTTGACAGAAATATCCGCCGCCATGCCATAGCAGTGCTGGCTGTGGGCCACGCCGCCGACCTTGGCATTGTACTGCGGTGTGCGGTACCCGCTGTGGATGACCACCGGAGCGCCGAAGTGGGTGCGGATGCTCTCCAGCACCATCACCAGCCGGGGAGCCACCAAAACAGCGTCAGACCCGTCTCCACACGCAAACTCCCGCACCTTGAAATGCGCGGAGAGCTGCTTCCCCCCGGAGGCGGCTTTGCTGTAAGCGTTGATCTCAACCATGGTTATTCCCCCTGATCTGATACAGCGCCCGGACCATGTCGGCGCGGGTCACCGTGTCGCCGGCGTTGGCGTCTGTCAGCAGGCCGTGAGCCTTGCCCCATACGAGGGCTTGATCTTCCGCCTTGGCAGACCGTTCCCAGAACAGCAGCATGGTAGGCACCTTCCGGGTGCTGACCACCTTCCCACCGGGAAAGATGCCCTGGGTAGAGCCGCCGCCGTCCAGCATGAGGGCGTCCACCACGCCCAGCCCCAGCAGCTTATTCTGGAGCTGCTCACGGGTCAAACTGGACTTGTCGCACCACAACACCACCTTGCCGTTTGCCAGCCAGCCTACCGCCGTCCGGGCCGCAGACCGGGCCACGTCTGGCGTCAGATTCCGGTACAGCTTGGAGCCGCCCTTGAGGATGGGCACGCCAGAAAGGAAGCTGCCGCCCCGGTCCGTCAGCATCTTAGGTTTACCGTCATTGCCAATGGCCACGCCCCAGTCCTGGTATTTGTCCCGGCTGATGATCTTACCGTCAATCACCGTCCAGCCCACCGGCTGAAACTTGCCGTTAAACAGGTAGCCGTTGATGATGTGGGTGCAGCCGGTCTTGGCCTTGATCTGCGCCGGGGTCAGCTTGCCGGTGTTGTGGTAGATCTGCGCACGGGCGCAGTCAAACGTATCAACCATGGCGCACACGGGAAGCCTTGAGGAAGTAGCCGTCCTCGTCATAAGTCACCTCATAGGTGGCTCCGACGATCCGCTGGATCTGGACGGTGCCCGCCAGATCCTCCCGGCGACGGGTATCCAGCGTCTGAGGGAGCGCCTCCGGCTCGGTCTCAGCCGGGATAAAGCCCTCCCGCATTTCGTCCTCGGTCCAACCGGCCACGCCGCCGTCAGGATTCAGGTGGAAGTTGGCCCCCGCCGCTTTCAGTTTGGCATTGATAGCCTCGATTGTCTTGCCGGCGGCCTTTCCCTCGTTGATGATGTTCTCGTAGATCTTTTCCATGGTATGTACCCCTTTCAAAATTTTCGGTTGAGTCTTCAACCGTTTTTGTCCTCGGCTACCCGCTGGGTGCCGAAATAAAACGCGATGACCGTGGTGAAGATAGTCAGGAACTCCGTCCCGGAAATGTCACCCCGCAGAGCCAGCACCGCGAAGATCACCGTCAGGGTGATGGTCACGAGGCTTTTCACCGCCAGCAGATTGCCCAGCCGTTTCTTGATGTTCTCCATGTTTTTCTCCTTTCACTCTTTTCGGATCGGCAGCTCGCCGACCTCGGACATAATGATTTTCAGGTGTCCGTTGCCGCCAAGGGATTTGTACGCCTGGTGCATCTCGTCAAGCGTTTCCCTGTCCGACAGGCTTACGCTGCCGTCAGAGATGTACTTCTGGCCCAGATAGCGCACCCGGTCGATCAGCAGCACTTTCAGCGCGTCCACGATGGCGTCCCGCTTGTCATCTTTGGCCCACTTCCGCTGGAGCAGGGCCAAAACAATGGCCGTGACCCCGGAGCCGGTGGCGGCAGTTAATACAATTTGTAAAATTTCCATTTCACACCCCCTTAAAAAGTTGCAGTTTTTAGGGTAGTTCCGACTTGCTTTCGTGCAGTTAAAATTCCGGCCATTGTCTCTCGCACAAAGGGCAAACCCACCGCCCCTCCGGCACAATGGCTCCGCATATCACGCAATAGTCCATGGTCAGTCGGTGGTCTTGGTGTATTTAAGCGTCGCATCAACACCATTTGTGTATTCTTTGATTCGAGCTAAGGCGTTAGAGCCAAGCTCAAATTTTATAACAGACGAATTTAACATATACTGAGCCGACCATGCAGTTGAATCAAAGTACGACCACGGGAGTATCCTGATCCAATCAGCTCTGCAATACACGCGTGCATCTACTAGGCGGTCCAGATGATCGATTCCATGGCTATACGATGGAAGCTGATTTTCAAAAGCGGATACTGGAATATTAAAGGTCTTTGTGTACACCGGCTTTCCGAGATACCGCTCCGTGGTGCGGTACTCAGTGCCAAGCGTCATGGGCGGGTTGATCCATTCGACGGGCTGCCAATTCCCGTTATCCTTCAGCATTCGCCACAATCCGTTGGTAGTGCCTCTCGGGTCGGGCGAAAGGCCGATCAGTGATGCGCTCGTCCCCAATATTTTTGATAGAACGGCAACGATATTCCCGGCCCCAGAATATTGGCCCGTTGAAACTGGGCCACGTGTATAAATAAGTTGCGATGTTCCGTCGGGCATATCGGCAAGCAACATATCAAGCTTGCCACAGTATGTTTCATAGGTGTCTTTGGCATCGGATGCAAGCACATCTTTCATCGCTTCACCCCACCCAAACCCGCCGGGGACGGAGTTGATATTTTTCCGCGCCTGCGCCTTCTGTGCATCGCTGAGCGTCTGCGGCGTGTAGAGCACCGCGCCCTGCACGGTGTCCGCCCCGAGGTTCGTCCGGGCCTGCGCTTTCTGCGCTTCCGACAGGCTCTGGGCCGCGTCGTAGCGGACGAAGTTGCTGTCGCCGCCCACGGGGCCTTCCGGGCCTTGCTTCCCCTCCGGCCCCTGCTTTCCTTCGGGGCCTTGGATGCCCTGCTTGCCCTGCGGGCCTTGCAGGTTGCCGTTGGGTACCCACTTGCCGTGGACGGAATCCCAGATGTAGATGTTGTACGGAGGCGCAGTGCCCACGCCGTACACGGCACCGGCCTTGGGATGGGGGACGGCTGCCTTGAGGTCGGCCAGCGTGTCAAAGTAGCCAAGAATGGCGAAGCTGGAACCAGCCTCGCCGGGATCACCCTTGTCGCCCTTTTTGCCGGGAGGGCCAATGGGACCTTTGATGGACGTGAGCGTGGTCAGCGTAAAGGCAGGCACCCAGTTGGCCGTGCCTTTGAGGTACACCTTGCCGTAGTCTGCGGAGGCCGTACTGTCCGGGAGGATCAGGACGAACTGGCCGCGCTGGACGTCCGCACCGGTGAAGTCCTGGTTCATCTCGGCCACGCTCTTGTACTCCTTGGTGATGCCCACCGGCACACCGGCGGAGGCCAGCCGCGCGTCAATCTCCTCGCCGGAGTAAGCGGATGTGTAATAATCTTGGATCTTGGAGAAAATTTCCTCCAAAACTGCGACTCTCTGTTCAAGCGTCATGGAATCACCTCACACGATAAAAAGTTTGTTCAAGCGGTCAAAAAACAGTCCGCCGCCACGCTGGACCAGCGGCCCTGCTTTTGCTTGCCCGAATTTGCGATAGTACAAAATGATACAGCCGTCCGCGCTTGGGCCGCCCGGGCCGCCTAAACCGCCGGATCCGGGTGTGCCGGGGGTAATGGTGCCGTTTCCGTTCTTCACGGCAATGCCGCCGGATCCGGCGCCGCCGCC